ATTGAAGTAATTTAAGATTCTTCATATTATTAATATATCGAAATTCTGTAAGGATTCCAATTAATTATTAATAATATTATAATATATGTTTGATACATACATTTCATTACTGATCAAACGATTTCATTACATTAACATTTCATTCAATCTATTAATTAAATAAATTTCATTAATATTCATCAATATATTAAAAATATTTTAAAAATCAAACCTTATTCAAAAAAACGTTTAACATTTATCGGACTTTCACCGGATTTCACACATTCAGTTAACCATTCTGCAGGAATATCTTTTTTTGCTACATGCACAATACCCATCTTACGAGCTGCTTCTTCATATGTAGTTTTGCTAGTTTTTGATAGACGTTGGTTAGGATTTTGAAATACTATTCGTATGTCAATGCCTGGATTCGATGCTAATACATGTTTCATTTTTTGACGGTCTGCAGTAGTCCACCGGCCTTTTGTTTCTATAAACATGAACGTTCCATTGCGTTTTGTGAAAACAAAATCTGGAGTGTATTTTGCTTTGCGCTGTGGTACTATATAATGTATGGTTTCTGTTTCATATTTCAAATCATATGGAGTAGATTTTATTTGTTCTGCAACGGTTTGTTCTAAACCAGATTTATAACCATACTTAAGTGCAATTGCTCGTTTTGAATTGCCAGAACTATGAAAGTGATTTTTACGCATAACTTAATCTAAATTTATTTTCACCAATCAACCATTACCATTTTGCCATTCCATCGCATAACATTGTCAGAACGGAAATCTAAATCTAAATCTAATTCTTCAATACCCGTACGTTGTATGTCTTGCTGCAATGCTCGTAAAAAATTAACTGTTTCTACATCAGTATTTCTAGCTCCATCGGCATCTAAATAATCAAAAATTGAAACTTCGCCACCTTGTTCTCGAGCATATCTAGCATATCCAGCCATGAATTCATTGATATGCATTTTATCTGCATTAGTTAATTCATCTGCATTAGCCATTATAAACATGGATTCTTGTTCATTAACATAATATACCGGGATAAATGTTGTAAATTCAGTCCAACGTCCTACGATAACTGAAGCAACTTCAATTTCATCTCGTTCTTGTGTGATTTTAAAAACATTATCTTCGCCATCAATTTCATAAACACGTCCATTATCTCCAGCTGCTAATAAACGAAATTGTTTTTGTTTGATTTTATCTAATAAACGATCTATATTATCTTCAGAAATTTCCCGGAGTAAAGATTTTAAACGTATCATGATATATTCCTATCTAAATCAATTCTAACCAAAAGATTCATATCAACATCTGTAAGTTTGCGGACCGGTTGAGCTAATTTACCAACAGCTAATAATTGTCCGGCGCCGTCATATAAACCAATTGTTGTTATATATGGAGAAAATGAACTACTGCTAACGAATGATTTGTATGTTTGATCATCATCTTGAGTTAAAGATAAATTAGATGACATATTGAAATCGCCAGATCCAATTTTTGCAATCACATTCATTTCATATATTGTTTTAGTACTTTGATATGATGCAGTAAATGGTTGATTAACCATGTTATCATAACGATAATCTGGTGTCGTAATCACAACAAGACCTTGTTTTGAAAATACATTACCAATTCGGTTTGTTTGCATGAATGTTAAATCCGTATCTAAATCAGATAAATATCCAACTTGCGTCGACGTCAAAGCTTTGTTATAGATTCGTATCTCATCCAATATTCCTGTTAATCCATATCCAGATTCATAACCTCCGATAAACAATGGATCTTTGTTATCAATTCTAGCTGATGCTGATAATGGAGATAATGTATCAACAAGCAACGTACTACTTGCTGATGCATGAAGCGTACCATCGATCCATAATTGCATAACACTTCCGGAAGTTTGACAAACAACATGATGTTCTGTAGTGTTCACTGCAATTGATGATGTAATGCGTGATTGAAATTCTGTACTACCGGCGACTGTAAAATTAATGCAACTGTTAGTATCTAATTCAATTTTAAATGGATATTGTGGAGATAGTGAACTAGTAGATTTTGTTAAGATTATCGTAGATTCACTGCCAGTATTTTCAGCCATAATAAAAAATGAAATAGCATAATCATGGTATCTATCATACAATCCATTTAATGTAGTTTTAATATAACCCGTTCCATCGAATTGTGCAGCATAACCATATTGACCAGAACCATTATTATAAAGAATTCCCGGAATATATGTTACATTAGACGATTGATATGTAATTCTTGATGCATCAAAATATTCGTTAAATCCTTCAAACCAAACAACTTCTGATACAATTGATGCAGTTGGATATGAATCGTTAATTAAATTACCATAACGGTCTGAACTAAAAGAAACCGAACTACCAGAGTATGAACCAGTACCATATGATGCTGTTCCATAATACGAAATAGATGCAGGATATGTTAAATGAAATGATGCAGGCTTTATTCCTTCTCCTATTCGCACTTGTGGAAATGAAAGTATAGAAGCTGATTGATACAAGTTTTTTGTTATCTTATTTAGATCTGTCGGACCGAATGTTTTTAATGGTTCTGACTTGTACTTGTAATAAAAATGATTAGTAGAAAAATATGTAATTGTTTGTAATGATCCATCAATATTTGCAGCATCATTGTATGTTAAACCAGAACCTAATGCCGGTAAAACATTGGTATCTGAATAAATACCACGTAATGGCAACATGCTACTAGTAGTGCTACCTGATACGACAGTCCATGATTTATACGTTTGAAATGCATTAACATTCACATCAGTAGAATCTATCTTCTTAAATACCGTCGGATAAATTCCTTGATATGTTTTTTGTTCTGTTATTTTAGATTCTGCCATATAGTAAAAACCCTGCTACATTTAATATAAATATAACAGGGCTAAATTCGTGTATGATTTAGTAATCTAACTTAACTCGTATAAGAGCTTCTCTTTGGAAAGATTTAAGTAATGGTTTACTTAATTTTGCAACTGCTAACAATTCTTGACGGTCATTATATAAACCTACCGTAGTAATATATGTTTTAGGATCTCCAATAAATGTTGATTGTGCAATCTGTCCAACACTACCAGTTATATATGATGGATTATTAGAAAAATTATATTCAGCATTTTTAACTCGAACAAAATAATGTGTGCTAGTTACTTTTTCCGAATTTCTTGCTAAGAAACCATATGCATCGCTAGTTACTGGATTTGTTAATAATGCTGATCCGGAAATAGAATGAAATAAAGCAAAATGATTGTTTCCTTCTGAACTTGAACCGGTATTAGTTTGGAAATTAAGTTGTTGATCTAACATCTTTCCATCTAAAATCAATGTACCATAATCTGGATATGCTAAACCATAATAAACCGGTGCAGATGGATTAAATACACCTCCATTGATTGATCCAGAAACAATGTTATAAATTTTGCCAGAATCTCCAATATTGGGTGCAGCTAATGAAGAATCATCAATTAAAGTAATTACTGTAGAACCTGTTACAGCAACGCTGCCCGTAGCATTTGTAGGACGAGATCCTGATATCGTACGTAATGGAATTTCAAAATTTCCGGCATCTAAACGTTCTTTTAATCGGTTACGTTTAAAATTGACAACATAAATATAATCAGTACTTCCAGATCCTGCAGTTGTAAAACGTGTATCGGATGGAGAAAGTAAAAGTTGTTTATATTGAGAATAAATAGCTTTACTAGGAGAATCATTAAGTTGTCCTTGAGAATCAGATCCGCTACCTAATGCATGACCAAATGCTAAAGAAAATTGTACAGCAGATCCAGTTTCTGTAGGAGCTTTATGAAGTACATCAACATAGTATCTTCTTTGTGTAGTAGTTTGAGTTGATGCTGTAAAGAATGTTTCTAAACTTGCTACATTATCTGACCACAATCCTCCAGTAACAACTTCTGTTTGATTTGATATAATATCATTTACCGTATCAAATTTTGTAAATGTTCTGCCATTTCTTGCAGTTATCTGACTTTGTTGCATTTCTGCTACCATTTGATTTGCAAGTTGTTGAGCTAGCTGTTGAACATTTTGTGTAATTGTAGCTTGAGCTTGTGTAACAGCTGTTGTAACATTGGCAGCAGCTGGCTGAATTGTAGCACCGGTAGGTGTTATTGCAGTAGTTCTAGTTATTCTAGGAACACCACCTTGTCTCGGCTGTTGTTTTAATTTGTTATAATTCATTTTTAAATCCATTATAATGTTGCGGTTGTCGCTTTTTTAACAGTTACATTAATCGTTACACTTCCACCAGTTTCATTACCAATAACCGTAATAGTTGCAGTTTTATCTTCTAGCAATTGTGTTTTAGCAACTATACGGAATTCATATCCAGAAACAGCCACACTTTGTGCATCTTCATTATCTCCAATAAAACGCGGTGTTGTAGGAAGAACTGAATTTTGTAATGCTCTAGTTACTTGAATATCTGCTACTGTTGAATCCGATAATATTGCAGTGTAACCTAAAGTAGCATTTCCGCCTTGGAAGTTACTTGTATTAGGT